CTTCAGTGGCGTATGGTGCATGAAGTAATGAAGCCCAATGCCAAGCGCATATACTACGCTGGCGATGATGATCAGTGCATCTATTCTTGGATGGGTGTGAACGTTAGAGATTTCTTGGGGGCATGTGATAATAAGATAGTATTAAACAAATCATATCGTCTTCCCATAGCTATACATAAAGAAGCAGATAACTTAGTTAAACGCCTACAAACGAGACAAGAAAAAACATGGTCAAGCACTAAAGAAACTGGAAGTATAGTCTGGCATCGTGATATCATGGATGTGGACATAACAACTGGTGAGTGGCTAATCCTTGCTCGTACCAATTACATCGCCAACAGAATCGCAAATGACCTTAAAGAACAAGGGTTCCTGTACTGGCGTGAAGGTTCCGGTTGGTCCATCTCTCCAAATGTATTAACAGGTATCGAGGTATGGTTAAAACTATGCAAGGATCAGGAACTGTCTGCACAAGAGTTGAAGAAGCTGTCCACCTTACTAACGCCAACCATAATTACAAAGGCTGGCAAGAAAGTCCTCGCAAACTTAGACCCCGAACAAACCTACAGGCTAACCGACATTCAGAACCAGTGCTCCCTGTTAGCAACGAAGGAGACACCGTGGTACGAAGTGCTGCGGGTGAGCGAGACAGAGAGAATATACATTACATCAGTACGTCGTATGGGCGAGTCTATTTTGACGGGGACCCCGAGGATCAAGATATCGACGATTCACAAAGCAAAAGGTGGCGAGGCGGATAACGTCGCGCTATTATTAGATTCATCCAGAGCATGCGCTGAAAGCCTCGATCAGGACTCCGAAGTTCGGACGTTTTACGTCGGCCTGACTCGTGCTCGTAAGTCACTACACCTTATAGAATCACAATCACACTATGGATTTCCGCTATGAAAACACGCGAAGACTTTCTTAATAAAGCTGAAGAGCTAATCAACGGTCCGAGGGCCAAGGAGTACGGACCAGCTAAGTTTAACCATGAACGTATAGCAACTATATGGAGCGTGATTTTAGGCAGGTGCATAACACCAGAGCAGGTGGTCGCTTGTATGATCGGATTGAAGTTAGCTAGGTTAGCCGAAGATTCAACAAAGGATGACTCATGGGTAGATATCATAGGTTATGCCGCACTAGGAGGAGAAATTGTAAATGACTGCGATGATTGCTGACGGATTTGATGGAGCTATACTTGGTATAGCTGAGAGATGTGGGGATGATAACGTGTTGGCGTATGACGCTGCCAAATGTATCGAGATCCTTGTAGAAGAACACGATATGACGCACGAGGAAGCGTTGGAATACTTTTCGTTTAACGTATCCGGTGCTTATATAGGCAAAGGAACGCCTATATTTGTTTGGACACAAAATCCTGTAGACGCTTTGGAGCGAGTAAATGAATGATAACCAGATCAATCTTCTTGACATAGATGTAAAAGAAGCTGCGCTTGGGTTCGGGGATGATGAGTGGGCTCCGCCGTCTTCGTTCCCTGACCTTACAAACTGTGAGCGGATAGCTATTGACTTGGAAACCAGAGACCCGAACCTAACTACGTTAGGGCCGGGGTGGTGTAGGGATGATGGCTACGTTATCGGCTACGCTGTGGCGGCTGGTGACTTCGTTGGCTACTATCCGGTGCGCCATGAGGACGGTAACCTACCAGAGAAATCTGTGGTCAACTGGCTCAAGAAACAAATGGCAACACCCAACATAGAAAAGGTTATGCATAACGCTATGTATGACCTTGGCTGGATGCGCTGGGCAGGGATCGAGGTTCAAGGTCCGATAATCGACACCATGATAGCGGCTCCCATACTGAACGAGAACCGTAGGTACTACAATCTAAACTCTCTGACCGGAGAGTATCTCGGGGAGTACAAGAACGAGAAGATGCTCAAGGCTGCGGCTGCGATGTATCATGTCGATCCCAAAAGCGGGATGTGGAGATTGCCGTCAAAGTTTGTAGGCAGCTACGCCGAACAGGATGCTGCGGTAACCCTACGTCTTTGGGACAGGCTGCGACCTGAGATCATCAAGGATGAAGTCAGCAGCATCTTCGAGCTAGAGTCCAGTCTCCTGCCGTGCCTGCTAGACATGAAAACAAAGGGCGTTCGGGTTGACATAGACAAAGCTGAGTTAGTCAAGAAAGATTTAAAGAAACGAGAAGATATTTTACTTAAACAAATAAAGGAAGAGACCGGGGTCGCTGTCTCCCCTTGGGAAGCTGCATCTATAGCACGAGCGTTCGACTCTCTTGGGATCTCGTATAAAAGGACAAAGAATACGAATGCTCCCTCCTTTACAAAACAATTTCTTGTGAACCACACGCACCCAATTGCACAGAAAATTGTGAAATTGCGTGAATTTAACAAGGCAAACACTACCTTTGTTGAGACAATCCTTGAACATTCGTGTAAAGGGCGCATTCATTGTGACTTTAATCCTCTTCGTTCTGATGAAGGTGGTACGGTCACGGGAAGATTTTCATCAAGCAACCCGAATCTACAGCAAATCCCTGCGAGAGATCCAGAGATCAAGTCTTTGATCCGTGGGCTGTTCCTACCAGAAGAAGGGACAAAGTGGGGTAGCTTTGACTACGCTTCTCAGGAGCCTCGATGGTTAGCGCATTACTGCGCTCAACTGACCGGGGTAAATCGTCACCCTCAAATTGATACTGTAGTCGAAATGTATAAAGAGGGCAACGCTGACTTCCATCAGATGGTGGCAGATCTTGCCGACATAACCCGTAAGGAGGCCAAGACTGTAAACCTTGGTATTATGTACGGTATGGGGCGCAAGAAGCTGGCTGGTGTAATGGACATCGAGGAAGATGAAGCCAAAACATTGCTTGAAAAGTACCATGAGAGGGTGCCTTTTGTGAAAGGTATCGCAGATCTAGCAGCCGGGACAGCAGCTACCAACGGTGCTATCCGAACATGGCTTGGTCGCAAGTGCAGGTTTGATATGTGGGAGCCTAAGTCTTTTGGCTATAACAAAGCTATGAAGCTCGAGGAAGCTGCCAAGGAGTATGGCGGCAAGGGTATGATACGTCGTGCCTTTACATACAAGGCGCTGAACAAACTGATCCAAGGTTCGAGTGCCGACCAGACAAAGAAAGCGATGGTGGACTGTTATAAGGAGGGCCTGCTTCCTATGTTAACCGTACATGATGAGCTTTGTTTTAGCATCGAATCTAAGGAGCAGGCAGATAGGATAGTTGATATTATGGAAAACTGTATTCCGAAACTTAACGTACCATTTGAAGTTGACATGGCTTTGGTGGATAACTGGGGGGAAGTAGAATGAGACCTTTGTATGAAACGCAAAAAGATTTATTTGAAGAAAGTAAAATTGCGACAGCTTTGGCGCAATTATGGAACTGTAATCTTTTCAAGATGCCAAAGACATCTTCCGTTGATTTTGTGAGCATAAGAAAAGGTGAAGCTGTCGGATTTGTTGAAATAAAAAATAGAACAAATAAAAAAAATAAATATTCCACATACATGATATCTAAGAAAAAGATTGACTCTGCGAAACAGATCAATAAATCCACCGGATTAAACACAATCTTGGTGGTTAAATGGGCAGATGAATTAGGCTATGTGCCTTTAAACAAAGACTATCCTGAGAGACAGGGCGGAAGATATGACCGCAATGATCTCGCAGACGTAGAAACTGTTGTGGATATAGATATACTTTTATTTAGGACTTTAGGTATGGTGAAAGATAATGTTTGAAGCAATGATACTAGTGTGTCTGATTGTTGACACATCAAGCTGCAAAGTGTTCGAGGACATGCGTGGACCGTATGAGACCATCGGTCAGTGCAACGATCGAGCGGCAGAGATGACCATCGAAGTGATGAACAACCCAGAGTTGTCTAAGTTTGTGGTTAGCGGAGCTAGGTGCGATAGGATTTCTGGTCTGAAGACGTAACCGAACAGGTTTCGCCCTGACAACAGTCATCGATCACCGCCTTACAGTAGCTGCACTGCCCATGACCATGCACTTGGATCACTTTTAATGGTGCTTGGCACCTCGGACAGCGATTCTCAGGGCCTTGAGGGTATACTGGTACGTTCATTGATCACGAGCTCCACGAGAATCGATGTTTTTATTTAATGATTTCAGTCTTTTGCTAGATCACGGATACGCTTGACCAAACGCTTGGCCCGGTTCGGAACCTGATCATGCCACCGCGAATCGACCATTTCGTCTGCCATTTTGTTCCAGTCCCGGGCATCGCATCCAGCTTTCATGCCTTTGAACTTGGATAGGCGAGGCCGACCCATGTTAAACATCATGTTGGCTATGACATGCTGGCATTCTTCAGGCAGGTCATCGAAGTCATCGTACAATACTTTGCATTCATCTATGGTCACAGCTACGTCTAGGTTGAATGCTTTACGCACTCGCTCTTCAGACACCTCCGTACCAATGGGTTCACCGAACTCCGGGTCTGCCTCAGTAATGAGGTGACCAATTCCCAGCGTGGGCAAATTTAAGTGATCTAAATATATGGAATACTTGCAGCCCTCGTCGTCTGCAAGTTCCACCCTTAACTGATCTTTGTTCATCATACCGTCCTTGAAATCTGTGCATTTTTAGCAGCATTAATCGGGTTACCACCACCAAGAAGCTGCTGTTGAAGCTGCTGGTTGTTAGCAATAGAAATTGGTGCGGAGGTTGACAAGGGGCTACCAACCTCCGCTTGCGCTGCCACGGGAGGAGCCGAGGCTGCGGCAATTTGTTGTGGTTGCTGTACTGGTTGTGCGTTTGAAAATAAATTATCATCTTGTGCGTCTGAGAATAAATTATCATCTACGGGTGATAATTCTTTTTGTTCTTCAACTGGCTCACCTAAATCACGTTGACGAAACTCTCTCCGAATTGCATTTATTTCAGGCATTGGAAGTCTATTGCCATAACCACGAACACGTTTTCTTATTTCTGAACTAGGTCTAAATGGAACAAATCTTCCTCGCATAAGAGCGTTGACATCAGCTACTTTATTTTTTCTAAGAGCTTTACGGATTTCATAGTCAGGCATACCAGACTTACGCATATTTTCAATAGTTCGATACATTTCATTAACTACTCTGAAACGAGTTTCGTTAGCTTCTCTATATGTTTCAACGGCATTATCTGGGTCTAATACCCCTCTTGTAGACACTGCTGAATTAAATATTTGTGAGGCACTTTGTAATGCTCTGCCATACTCAAATCCACGATACATCAATACGTTGTCTGGTTTTACTTCTGTCTCGGTGATTCCACTAAAAGTACGAAATATTTCTTGAGCTATCTTGCGTTCGTTACCAGCAGGATCAACGGTATTTTCTGCGAACGCTCTGGTTAAACGTCCTAATTCAATACCGGGTGCTTGTGTTTCTTTTTTCTGAGCTTTGATATCACCAAGAAGTTTTGCTCCCCCCGGAACAAACGCACTACTGATGTGTGCCATACTCTTAAATACTTTATCACCGGGAGTGTCTACGTCATCACGATAAACTTTCGCACCAGTCTGTGTCCTGCCTCCTCTAATAGTTGTATCAAGAAGACGTTCTGTAAGAATTGATTCTCCTGCAAACGGCTCAAACATTTCAGCTACTGCACCCATAACAGCATCCGTTGCTATCTTACTCGTGTCTGAACCCATGTCTTCACCTTTGCTCACGGCATTAAGAATTGCACGGGCTGGCTTAGATAAGTAACCGTAAGGATTCGTGTAACTGTAGTTTGTATAACCTGTAATTATATTCTTTCCGTTTGGACCCACTTTTGTACTGGTAGGTAAAAGTATTGCATTTTGTTCCCATGATGCACCGTTCTCTCGTATAGCATCTATTTGTTCTTGCGTGGTGCCCGTAAGATCAAGCGCCATTTTCTGCATAGCAGTCGGCACAACCATTGTTGTAGTTGTAAAACCCATTAAACGTCGCAGTCCAATTTGTTGTATCCCCGAATTTGTACTAGCGAGTTCATCAAGAGCTTGCTTGAACGTATTAGCACTGGTGCGTAAGATCTCTGCCGGGAACGCAATAAAGTTGCCGACAGGAAGCTTACGAATACCTTTAATAAATTCAGGTACACGCTCGTAGTTTGGAACTGTGTTCTTTACAATGTTTGCGGCGTACTGATCAAGAGCCTCCGCCGATGCTCGGCTAGAAGGAACTCCGTCTGCGGATGCTTTTTGCATTAAAGAATCAAAATTTTTATCACCAAGAACTCCTTTAGCAGTTGCGTTTACATCTCCTCCAAAAGCGGACAGAAGTTTATTGCGCTCAAACTCAAAGTTATAGACCTTCCAGACATCGTCACCACCTTGGTATAGATCACGCATACGTTTATTAGCACTGGTTAAAAACATTCCTGCTTTACCACGTTTAAATTTTTGACTTAACTTACCACTGGTAGGTATCCCAAGCGCATCATCAACTGCTCCTTTTGTTGAGCCGTACCCCATAGAGATAAGGTTATCAATTTCTCTGAGTTGAGACTGTGTTCCAACAACACCCATGCGCTGTAAGTTTTTGAAGTAACTTGCCTTGTCAGGGCGTTTTACAATGTCCTTCCACACAGTTCCAATCGAGTCAAACAAGTTAGCACCAGATCCTACATTACCTTGTGCAAGGGCAAAAAGACTGGATGATGTGAAGTTTCTAATTTGTGTGACAGGTGACAGAACTGTGGCACCATACTGTGTAATACCCTTGCCTTTTAAAAAAGTTGAATAAGATGCTCTCATTACTTGAGAGAAGTCTCCTGTGTTGGCTTTTGTTTGCATAGTTAGATCTTTATACACATTGTTTTTAGCGTATACATTATCTGTCAAAGAGCCAAAACCTTCTCCTAGCTGTTCATATTCTCCTTTGGCTGCGGTAGGTAATCTTTTAAAAGACTCCTGTGAGATAAACATACCAGATGCATCATCGACCAGATCGTTGTTAATGAACTTATAGAATTTATCAGTAGCCACAAATTCTGCCATGTCCGCAACTGTTGTTGTCAATGCTTCAATAGGATCTTTTACCTCTCCCATTAAACGACGAAGCATTTCATTATTAGCCTGCCTACTTTTAAATAAACCTGTTCTAAGTCTGTTGGCTGCAACTGTTTGAGCCTGTTTAGTTCCGAATGATTTTAAAGAACGACCCGTGTATTGAGACACAAAGTTGTCTGTCAATCGTTCAGCAGCTTCTTTTGTTAGAACATTTTTACCGCCCTCAATTAATATGTCAGTCCCTTCATCTAGCTGAGTTCCTAACTCTTCCGCAATATTTTTAGCAGCCCCGGCATTGCTTTTAAAATATTCAATGGTATCTAATCTGTTTTGATTGAATGCTTCAGATCCAACGTAGTTTTTGTCTTCAAATATTTTGTATCTGCGGCGTAAGTAGGATCCGATGTTCTCTTGTATTGCGTCAGCAGTTTTTGCTTCAGAGCCAGAAAGATTCTCACGAGCCAGATAATCAGAACCTTGTATTTGTTTTGATAGCCTATCTACCTGAACCCGTGCTTTACGAGCAGCATCTTGCATTTGTGGAGGCAACAGCTTTAAAGGTGGAACTCCTTCCGCCGCTGCACGTTCTAAAAAAACTTCATCTTTTGTAAGATAACTGTAAAATTCATTTAAAGTTTCTTGTTTAGTTAAAGGCGAAGCGTCACCTAATCCTTTTTCTGCCGCATCAAGAGCATCATTCATGCCTTTTTCGATTTGTAAAATAGTTCTAGAAACCTGACCTAATTCCGCGTCTACTTCTCCGCGAATGCGACTTCTAGCTTCTGCTGTTTCTTGAGAAAGATTTCCACGAAACCTAAAAGAAGAAAGAAAACCATCGAGAAGGGGGTGCTCTGCTGCTAGTTGAGAGACTTTTGAGCTAACAGCTTCACCTGCATTTACTGCTGCTCTTGCCACTGGCGCAGCAACTGGCGCAGCAACTACTGCCGCACCCTTGCCCACATAACCGAGTGCTTTTAGTATAGGGTCAACGGCAGCAGTAGCACCTGCTGCTTCAAGACCTACTTTTAATTTGTTACCTATTTTGGCTGCTGCTGCTTCGCGACCTTCAAGACCAACAGTGTCCGTTGTTTGTGTTACACCACCACCAAAAAAATCACCTATGGTGGTTACTCCGTCTGTCGCAACTACAGCATCTGTTACACCAGCCGCACCAATCTGTGATGCTTTCTGAGCAACCTTCGACATGTTTTTTACACGCCCGAGTCTGCTGACAAGACCCGCCGCACCCAGACCGGGAATTACAAACTGTGTAACAACTTCAGCTATTTCACCCGCCGCACCTTCAGGGTCAATGCCGCCCATCTCACGGACAGTGTTTGCAAAATCTGTAACATCTTGTGTGTAGCTTGTATCAAATGCAAGATCAACGGCAGAAGCTCCCAGTTCCGCGATGCCCTGTGGTATGGCAATCAAACCGGAGGCTATGCCCTCGGCTATCTCTTGCGTTGTGGATTCTTGAGTATCAGACACAGGCGATGAATCAGAAAAAAGTGAATCATCTAATTTTTGTGGGATGCTGTCAGAAAAAAGTGAATCATCTATCTCAGCCAAAATCTAACCCCTTACTACTACGATGGGTCATACTTGCCAGTTGTTCTGTTCCAAGTATATGTTTTACCATTTCTTTCAGTAGTATCACCGTATGGACCATCTTTACCAATTAAAGAATTAGGCGTGTTAACTTCTTCACTACCTCCTCTAGCCTCACTTTCTAGATAAGCTAACATCTCAGAAGTGGTTGGTAAATTATTTTTGGTATACTTGTTAGGAAATCTAGTAATCATTTCCTCTTGTACCCCTTGCCTTTTGTCTTCGGTGCCTAGACCTGCTTGAGCAAATCTTTCGGGAGTGTACGCCTGACCAGTTTTGGATGTATTTACTGAAAGATCAAGCATGGCCTGTGCCACTCCTTGCGGAGTCTCATATTTTTCAAGACCAAACGCCGTAGGCTTTCCGTTCTTGTCAACTACGCCAGCGTCGAACATTTGCCTGAATTCTTTTGATCTAAGCGCATCTTTAGAAAGCTGAACTTTTTCGTTTCCTTGATTTATCATTTCTATTTTGTAAATCAAATCATTTTCAAGTTGTGCGCTCCTGTACGCAGCAAGAGACAACGCATCCCTATCAGCCCTACGAGCAGTTGCTTCTTTAAGACTAAATTCTTTTTTGTCTCTTTCAAATTGATTCTTTGAATTTACTCTATTTTGTTCATGAGTATTTTTGATACCAGCTACTGTTAAATTATAAGAACGTTCATCTTTAATCATTTGAGTTTTTAATTGACGGAACTCTTTTTTGTCCGCTCGTTCTTGTTCATTTAATGTACCAATGTCTTTGCCGTAGGATTCAAGACCAAATGAAAGACCTTTAGCAATGTTTGTCATGGCGTTTGAACTCTCACCCGCAGCCATAGCAAGACCAGCTTTCATCAAGCCCATCCAAAATGCGTCTTCTCTTTTTCCTTTAGCAGCTTTGGGATCAAAACCCATAGTCTCTCTAGCAGCTTTATCGATATCTTCAAGATTGACCGACTCTGGATCAATCATTGCGGCTGTTTCATAAGTGAAAGATGAGACTACGTCAGGGTCAGTAGCCTCTGTATCAGTTAAATTCTTTTGATCTTCGGCGTTAAATATGTCCCCCTTAATATTAGCAAGATTGTCGTTAAGCTTCCGCAATCCTTCTGATGCTGTTGTTGTGTTGGTTTCAGTACTGGTGTCGCCACTTGCGTCAGGATTTACCGTGCCAACTTTTCGTGCTATGGCATCATTGTTAGTAATACTAGCGTCAGCCTCGGGATCTGTTCCGTCTAATACACTTTGAGAACCACCGCTAGTGACAGTATTTTCGGCAAGCTGCTCACCCGCTGTCCTGCCCGGAAAGCCTTCTCTCACAGCCCCAGCCGCTGCCTGTGCGTCAGCCAAAGCGGTATCAGTTGGTTTAGGTATAAATCCAGAAATAATTCCTTTTTCTAAGTCTTGTATTGCATCACCCGCAGCACTTGTACCGCTAACTATTGCATCGTCCACACTTCTTAATGCGGATTGAACAGGGCTCTGTTTTTCTTCCGTTCCAAAAACAAAGTTTCGTATACCCTGTCCTATTGGATTAGCTTTACCGGGGGCATCGTCAGGTACTCCAAAGCCAAGAACTTCACCGGGGTACATGAAAGCTCTTTTAATCTGATCCATTGCAGAGTCAGATGGTGGATTGTTTATTAGAGGAGTGCTTTCAGTTCTATCTTGAGAAGCAATTGAAGCCATATTTTTGGCTCTTTGAGCTACGTCAGGTCTTGGACCAGTAACAGGTGGTTTACTTGGTCTGTTAGCTGCATTTATCTGAGCCATAGCTTGATCAGTCAGAGCGTCCTGACTTACTCGACCACGAATAGCACCTAAGTTTGCACGATTAGCCGCCATTCTTTCTGCGTCAGAAACAGGTGCATCAATAGCAGCATCTGTAGATACCCGTGTCGATTGTGCAAGAGCTTGTCTAGCCAAACGAAGAGCGTTCTGACCATCCGGGGTCCTAGCTGCGGCACCATAGTTAACAGGTTTAGCAAGCTCCTGAAGTGCATACTTGTCGCCTGCCTGCACCGCCCGTTGAACAGCGGCGGTGAATGTGCTGTTGTTCATGCCACCATTAGCCATACGCACAGGCTGGCGGTTGGCTACGGTGTTAGCAAGCTGCGGCGAAGATGCGAGGATCCCGGCTGGCTGTCGTGACATACCGGGTTGGCGAAACATTCTGCGATTTAATGGATTCATTTTCTCACCTTACCCACTTGCGAACATGTTTTTAAAGAAGTCGGAATTAAGAGCGTTCCCGGCACCTAGACCCGCGATTCCAAGACCCGCAACCTGTGAGAACAGGCTAGGATTAGGGGTGCTTGTCTGACTTGTTGTCTGTTGCAACGAAGGAACACCACGGAACAGATCCGATAGGAAACCTATCTCCTGATAAGGGGCATTCTGCTGACCCATTATGTTAGCACGTTCTAGGTCCAACGCCGCCTGACCTTGGAAACCAGCGCCATCGCCGAACTGCTGTGTAAGTCCACCAATACCCAGCAGGCTGTTTACATCCTGCACACCCATTGCCTGACTTTGACCACCAAGAGTTCCGTACATTCCTGCTTGCTGTGCCTGCAACTGTGCTGCATTTTGCGCTGCCTGCTGTGCCTGTTGGAACCCTTGCTGTCTAAGATTTCCTGCCGCTCGAGACTGCTCCTGTAAGTTAGCCTCACCAAGTGCCGCCTGTCCTACAGCAAAGCGAGAGCCGCCAAAAGCTCCAGCGTTTGCTCCTTGTGCACTAAGCTGGTTTTGCTGCTGCTGTCCAGCCCTTTGAATGTCAGCCATTGTTTGCTGAACAACCTGATCTTCATAAGGATTCATAAACTGCTGGGCTGCACCGGGTTGTGCAAAGGCTCCAGCTTGCGTCAGTGCATTTTGTGCACCCTGCATAAATGGCTTATAGGCACCTACACCCTGCTGTGCCAGTTGGATAGCTTGTTGTTGCTGCGGGGATAGACCAGCCATCTTCTGATCTGTGTACCCCATGCCACCTTTTAAAGCTGTGGCTTGAGCAAAGATATCTTTTAGAAAGTCTTCCTGAAAAGGAGCTAACCGTTGGGTAACCGTTTGTTCTTGTGTTGCCATTACGCTGTGGCCTCCAATTCCGCCATCATATCATATAACCGTGCGGCACCGACAT